CAACCGTGACCAAAACGAATGGAACACCGAAACAAATGGTGAGTACAAAGTAACTGTTATCACTGACAAGAAGACTGCAAAGGCTCTTGTTGATGCAGGGTGCAAGAAAAAGATTGAGGAAGTAGAAGGTGGTCACAAGATTACTGTGTCACGTCCTCACACTGGTTCTCAGGATTGGATGGGTGGTGCACCTATCGTAGCTGATGTTACTGGTAAAGCTTGGGATCTTCAAGATAAAGGTCTTATTGGCAACGGCAGTAAAGGGATTGTTAAAGTTGAAGTGTACCCCACAAAGATGGGAACTGGTACACGATTGGTTGGACTTCAAGTCCTAGATCATGTGGTCTATGAATCAGAAAGTGGTAACTCCAAGCCACGTCAAATGTTTCAAGATCATTCAAAGAGTTCTGGAGGTTCTAAATCTTCCTCCCAACAAGAGCCACAGGACTCAATCCCCTTCTAGGTTTTTGTATAATCCTTTCTCCCTAGAAGAATTAGCCCCCATCCTTGTTTGTAAAGTTTCTTAGGGTGGGGGCTTTTATAAATAAAAAGGTAAGACCATGAAAAATATAAACACACTCGTAAAAGATATGGAGGAAACCATCCAAGGATTAAACGGATGGGATCATTTAATAAGTCTTCAAATGAGTGAGAGAATAGCTAAGGCAGCTACTTCAAGATTCAGAGCACCACAAAAACCAAGAAGATATTTGTCGTTCTCTTCTATTGGTAGCCCTTGCAAAAGAAAACTTTGGTATAAAATAAACGAACCTGCAGCGAGTAAACCTGCTTCTCCATCAGATTTACTTAAGTTCTTCTATGGCGATATGATTGAGGAATTAGTACTCTCTATTGCTGAAGCGTCTGGTCACCGTGTTGAAGGACAACAGGATCGTTTAATCATCAATGACTTAGCAGGTCACAGGGATGCGGTTATTGATGGTATGACAGTGGATGTTAAGTCTGCTTCCCCTTACTCGTTCAAGAAGTTTGCTGAGGGTAACTTAAGGGATAATGATCCCTTTGGTTATATCAGTCAGCTTAGTTCTTACGTGTATGCTGCTAGGACTGATCCACTGGTAAAAAATAAAACACACGGAGCTTTTCTTGTTGTTGATAAAGTAGGGGGTGGCATATGCTTAGATGTGTATGACTTCTCTGAAGAAATAGAACAAAAAGAAAAAGAAATAGAACAAGCAAAGACAATGGTATCAGGTATAATTCCTGACAGAGGATACGAACCAGTTCCTCAATCAGCAACAAGCCCTAACAAAAAGCTTCATCCCTCTTGTGGGTTTTGTGAGTTTAACAAGAAGTGTTGGCCTGAGACAAGACGATTTGTTTACAAGACAGGTGACGTGCTTTTGGTTGACGTTGTTAAGCAGCCAAATGTACCAGAAGATTTTACCTATCATGACCAAGAATAAGTATAGAGCATCAGCAATCAAAGCAGGGTATCGCTCAGGCTTTGAAGATGATGTTGCTAATGAACTACGTTCAAAAGATGTAGGCTTTGAATACGAAAAAAATAAGATCAAGTGGGTTGACATAAAGATCAGAACGTATACACCTGACTTCGTTTTAGACAACGGTATTATCATAGAAACAAAAGGACGTTTTGTTGCTAATGATAGACGTAAGCATAAAGAGATAGCAAAACAATTTCCTGAACTCGATATTCGTTTTGTTTTCCAGAACAGTAGAGCCAAACTTTACAAAGGTGCTAAGTCTTCTTACGGAGATTGGTGCAAGAAGTATGGCTTTCAATACGCAGATAAATCTATTCCTGATGAATGGACAAAAGAATAGATTGACGTAAAAAATTTAGCCTATATAACTTGGAGGTTCTCGTGTTGTTTGAATTGACAATGCTATTGGATGTTGATCCTGAAGCAAACTTTATTGCTTCTGATAGTGTAACAAAGAGTCTTGAAGAAAGGATTCAAGACACCATATATGATTTAGACGATGTTAAAATAATTGAAATAGATGCAAAGGAGAAATAATGCTAACAGGAAAAGACTTAGAAGACATGGGATACTTTGAAGCCTTTCAAACAACAGAACCAATTAAGCTAGAAGACTACGCTGAGTGGGTAGAAAATAAAATGATTACCACTGGTGATAAAAGATTTTTAGAAAACACGATGGGTTTAATAGGAGAGACAGGAGAGTTCTTTGAAAAGTTAAAGAAGCATAAAAGAGATGATACACCACTGGATAAGCAAGGTGTTACACTTGAAGCAGGTGACATGTTCTTTTACTTTCAAGCTATCCTCAATCTTTTAGATATAAAGTTGGAGGACGTTATTAAAGAGAACATGAAGAAGCTAGATAGCAGAGAGAAACGTGGAACAATAAAAGGATCGGGAGATTATAGATGAATATACCAAACGTAGAACAGGATTATGGACCAACCCTAGAAGTTTCAAAGTGGGTTCACGAGGAAAAATACAGAGGTCAGGGAGAAACATTTAAAGATGCTATGACTCGTGTAGCAGAGGCTCTCAAAGATAATGAGGGTCACTTTAACAACTTCAGAACAATATTATACAACCAAAGATTCTTACCTGCAGGGAGGGTGCAGTCTGCTATGGGAGCACCAAGACGTGTAACCCCTTACAACTGTTTTGTTTCTACTACTATTGAAGATAGTATGGACGGTATCATGGACGCTGCAAGACGTGCAGCAGAAACAATGAGACTAGGTGGTGGTATCGGATACGACTTCTCTACTCTACGTCCTAGAGGTGCTCTAATTAAATCTTTGGAGTCAAAGTCCTCTGGTCCTTTATCTTTCATGGGGATCTTTGATGCAGTCTGTAAGACTATTGCTTCTGCAGGTCACAGACGTGGAGCACAGATGGGTGTACTACGTGTTGACCATCCTGACATTGAAGAGTTTGTTACAGCAAAGAACAACATGACTGAACTAACAGACTTTAATATTAGTGTTGGTGTTACTGATAAGTTTATGACTGCTGTAAAAGATGGAACTGACTTTGATCTAGTCTTTAACGGAGAGGTGCGTAAGACAGTTGATGCTCGTGCTCTGTGGGATAAAATCATGAGAAGTACATGGGATTGGGCAGAGCCTGGAATACTTTTTATTGATCGTATTAACAAGAAAAATAATCTGCACTACTGTGAAACAATAGCAGCAACAAATCCTTGTGGAGAGCAGCCCCTGCCACCTAACGGTGCATGTCTTCTTGGTTCTTTTAACTTAGTTAAATACGTTATTGAGCATGATGGTAAGTACGTGTTTAACATGAACCAACTACGCAATGACATACCACATGTTGTCAGAGCAATGGACAACGTTGTAGACAGGGCAACCTACCCACTGAAAGAGCAAGAGCTAGAAGCTAAAAGTAAAAGGCGTATGGGCTTAGGTATCACCGGAGTTGCTAACGCTATTGAAGCACTAGGCTTTGAGTATGGCAGTGATCGTTTCTTACAAACCCTAGAAGAAATAATGGGTGTTATAAGAGATGTATCTTACACAACTTCTGTTGAACTTGCTATCGAGAAAGGTGCTTTTCCTCTTTTTAGAAGAGAGTATCTTGACTCTGAATTTGCAAAGACATTGCCAGATCATATCAGAAACTTAATTAGTGAGTACGGTATTCGTAACAGTCACTTACTATCTGTAGCACCGACAGGAACAATAAGCTTGTCAGCAGACAACGTTTCATCTGGTATTGAACCACCTTACAATCTTTTCTACGACAGAAAGATTCAAGAGTTTGACGGTGAAAGAACTGAAAGAGTAGAAGACTACGGCTATCGTGTCTTTAAAGTAGCAGGTAAAACAGCTAACGAACTGTCAGTCTTTGACCACGTTAAAGTTCTTAATGTTGCTTCTAAGTTTGTTGATAGTGCTTGCAGTAAAACCTGTAACGTTGGTGATGATGTAACCTGGGAAGACTTTAAAAAGATTTACATGGATGCCTATGATGGTGGTGCTTCAGGATGTACAACTTTTAGAGCGTCAGGTAAACGCATGGGTATTCTCACAGCTTCATCTTCAGAAGAAATAGTAGAAGAAGATGACATTGAAGAGACTCAGGACTTTGTGGATGAAGGTGGTGCTTGCTACTTTGATCCTGCAACAGGACTTCGTAAGTGTGAATGAGTATTCCTCATGTAAGAAGAAGGATTGCTCCTAGATATGGGAGCACTCCCTCACCATGTATAAAAGTCTGTGAGATAGATGATGATGGTTTCTGTCTAGGCTGTAAAAGAACTGTTGACGAAATAAGGAATTGGATTATAATGTCTGACTATGAGCAGGAACTTCTACTATGCGAACTGAAACGGAGGCATTATGTACAGAAGGAAATTTAGAGCAGATGTTTATAACGAGGTCAACGAACCTTCAAAGCAAGCCCTTATAAAATATTTAAAATCAGAAGGGCATGAAATATTATCAACAGAAGAAGATTATAATGCTGATGTTGTTTCAGTGAAAGATGGTAAAACTTACTATCATGAAGTGGAACGTAAAGCACAGTGGGGTGAGGACTACTTAGGTAATCGAGGTTTTACTTTGTTACCAGATAGTCGGTGGCCTTCTGAATGGGAAGAAGTTAGAATCCCAGGAAGAAAACAAAGGTTAGTTAAAAAGTATCAAGACGAGATAGACAACTTGTTTTTCTACGTTCTTAACTGTGAGTATACTAAAGCTTGGAAAATAAAAGGAAGTCAGATGACTGATGATGTTATCAAGAAACCTTCCTTTGCAAGAGTTGACAGGCGAGAAACATTCTATCATATACCTTACACTGAAGCAGAACTAATTATTATAGACAAGGAGTAATTATGCACTGCGAAAAGTGTGGTAACCTTTTAGATGATGATAATAAATGTGGAGAGTGTTTGAGTATTGATCCAGTAAATAAACCGATACATTACAACCAATCAAAGTTGGAGTGTATTGAAGCCATTGAAGCTATGACAGAAAATATGTCAGGTGCTATTGCCCCTCACGCTGCTAACGTTCTAAAGTATATGTGGAGGTGCGAACAAAAGAACGGTCTAGAAGATATAGACAAAGCTATCTGGTACTTAAACCGTCTTCGTAAAAGATGGGTTGAAAAACATAAATGAGTAAAGATAATAAAAAAACCCTTGAACAAGAAGCTCAAGAGTTTA